CCAAGACGCAGACCCGTTACACTTGGGGGTCCACTTTATCCTACTTTCGTAGTTTATTTAATGACCATACACGGCCAAATATCTTTATCAGTTTGTTACTCAAAATCAACCACACGGGTCTCATCATCAAACATTCTGAACGGATAATTCGATTTTTCAAAGAACTCTTTCGGACTTTTCCGATTTCGTTTTACAAATTTAAGACTTTCTTTTTAATTTGTCAAGTCTTTTTTAAAACTTTTTTTGTTTTTTTTTGAGGTTTAGGAAACCTTTTCCTCATTTGTTTTACAAACTTACGACATTACTTTTGTTTTGTCAAGTTTATTATAAAACTTTTTTTAGTTGTTTTCAGATAACAATGTATCCACTTTGTGTGCGAAAACATCATCAGTTCCGTAGTAATACGCTCTAGCCTCAGCTAATTTAGCGTTAGGTGTGAATAATACACCACCTTTGTTATTCTTGTAAGAATAGATTAATTCAATTGAGTTTGTTTCGTTTTCCATATTTAAATTTTAATTACTCTACAAATCTAAATATTTTATCTTGAACTGTCAACAGGTGGTTATAATAATTTTTTGATTCTTTTTACCTCTTCATTTAGAGTTTCTTCGTCATCTTTTTTTGTTGTGGAAAAATCAAAAATACCTTTGGCTGATTTCTTAATTTCTTTACCGGCATTTTTTGCAATTTTTTTAGTTTGTTTACTGATAAAATCAAAAGGTGATAAAGCCAAACTTAAAAATAAATTATTATTTGCTGGTGTTACGTTTTTTTCTCTTTCATACTTAGTATCATCATTATTATATGATGACTTTTTTTTCTTTGGATTTGTCTCTTGTTGGGTATATCTTGAATAATTTGGTGTTACTTTATTTAAAGTTAGATTATTTGAAGTTGTATTTTTTGATTTTGTATCTTTTAATGTGAATCCTTTAAAAAATGGTCTTGGGTCAAGTTCGTTATGATTTAAACTAAATAATGTGTAATGAACGGTATCAGTATCATTTAAAAAAAACCCAATAGGTTGACCTTTTCTAACCATATCATTTTTACTTATAAAAACTTTTGGGATACCACAAAATTCAGAATAATAAACATCATTATTAATTAAATGTTGAATTAACAAATAACCAGAACATTTAGGGTTATATGTACTAATAACAACACCTTCATACGGACAATATAATTTACCCATACTTTTTGATTGAATCACAGAACTCTTAGTTTTAAATGAATAATCACCATTTGGGTTTGAACTATTGGTTAAGTTTTCGAACTTTATCATTTTAATAGTTGTTTGATTCGTTTTATGTCCTCCATAATATTATGTTGATTTTCAATTGTATAATTTTCTTTAAACCCAACCATTTTTAATAATTGACCCATTAAACCGTAATCTTCAGGTTTTTCGGGTTCTTCAGGTGTTTCAGTTGTTTTACTATCATCACCTTTGGTTTCATCGTCTTTACTATCATCACCTTTGGTTTCATCGTCTTTAGTATCATCAACTTTTGTATCATCTGATGAACTAGTACCATTATCTGAATTCCTTGAAACGTGGACGTGATTATCGTGACCTGGAAATCCAAAAGTTAACACTGCCTTATCATTACCTGATTCACTGTTTTTCTTGTACCCCATTTTAACCAATTCATCAACAAATCTATTGATATCATCATATATCCCATTACTTTTGGCTACGGACATTGAACCGAATCCTTTACCATTTACCATAGCAATATCAACAGCATTACCTTTTGGGTGTCTACCACTATTTTTATGTCCCGTCACCGCAGTTGTTACTGAGACTTTTACATTAGCGGCTTTAGCAGCTTTTTCTACATCAGCCAATAAAGAAGGGTTTATCTTATCTTTTGATGGAGTACTTTTACCAACCACACCATCTCTAAAATCAGTATTATGATATAATGATTTATTAACTGTAGATGGGGCTTCGTCCAATTTCCTTTTCATATCTATAAATAGTTATTAAACAAAAAAAAGTGGGTTTCCCCACTTTTATAACTTTTTGAATTCCGGTCTTATTAGTTTCCATATAGTTTCGTCGTAATTTTTTTTATCCCACATCTGAAACATCACACCTCTAAGTCCTTCTTTTATGTTTTTCATAACAAACTCTGCGTATTCTTTCTTAGTTGGTTCAGGGTCAACGTCACCATATTTCCCGTATCTAAACCCATCGTGCATTTTACCGCAGTATTCTGATATTGAGTAGTGAGCGTATCTCAAGTCTTTAACGTAAGATTTTATTTTTTTATAGAATTCATCAGGGACTTCTTTCATCAATTCTAAAACATCATCACCATTTTTTAAACATTCCCATATACCAGTAGTTGATACGTTAGTCATTATTTTGTGTAAACGTAAGTATTCAACACCTTTAACTTTCATTCTATCACCATTTGAGAAGTGAACTATGAACCCTTCAGCATCGTCTCTAACCATTTCTTTTAACACTGAATAGTCTGATATACCATCATAACGTTTAACCACATTAAGACCTATGTTTTTCACTAAGTTTTGTAATCTTATGTCTAAATCACCGTCGTGTATATTAACATCATAACCATTTTTAGTGTTTACCGCACCAAGTAAAACAACATCTTCAAAATCATAAGAACAAACTATTCTGTTGTCAGAATATATTATTTCAAATAAGTAAGTGAAATCTTTGTGTAATTTCTTGTAGTCGTATTTAGATAACATATCCATACCTTTTACCGCTTGGTCAGAAGTAAATGACCCACGAGTTGCCATTACCCATTCACCTTCATAGTTGAAAAATATTCCCAATGAACCATCCATTTTTTCATAGACTTTGAATTCATCAGTTGAAGTATGTTTCCCTTCTTCCATATTGAAGAATTTTCTGAATGGTCTTGCAACTATATTACCGTTATCGTCAGTGACTAAACCACGGCACATCAAAGTTACCTCATCCCATAAGTCTTCAAACTGAACTTTCTCAGTGTAATTCCATATAGTTAATGGTAAAGTTGGATGTACTTGTTTGTACAATAACCCATCGTTGTAATATTTTTCTAATGTTGCTTTCATAGAACAAATATACTAAATTCTTTTAATGATAGTACCGTCTGAATAGTGAAAAAATTTAATTCCGGGTGAATCTGCGGTAACTTCTTGACCTAACACATTAGTGATTTTAACTAATTCAGGTATTGCTTTACGATTATCAATTGATATGATATTAAAATCTTTGGATTTACCGTCATAATCAGTTTGACTTAAATAATAATATGAAATATCGTTAAAATATGTTCTTTCTAAATATTTGTAATAATGAATGAATGATGAGGTTCCAACACCATCAACTTTCGCAACTTCTTTCCAATTAATTGGGTAATATGTTTTATAGATAGTAAAATATTGATTGTTAGTTTCTGTGGCTGTTGCCCATTCAAGTAAATTACCATCTTCAGTTTGTTTACCCTTGAAGTATAATAACTCGATAGGTAGACTTACAGGTTCAGACTCAACGATTGATAAATCATCTAAATATACTGATGTTGGTCCACCATAAACACTGTTTGTCCATATTTGAAAATAACCCGACCCTGCGTATGTTGAAAGTATGGTAAATGACCATTGATACCAAGTATTCCAATTTGAATTACAACTTGAGTTAGTTTGATTATCAGTAGTTAATAATGTTGTTTGATTTGGTAATTCATTAGTATTAACAACAACCGAACAAACACGTTTTGTATAAAAGGTTATTGTGTAATTATAATTCGCTTTAAAAGTAATAGGGATGTAGATATATATTGAATTCCCATTTGCCGCTGATGAAAATCTTGCAGAATATTTGGTTGCGTCAAACACACTACGATAATTACCTGTCGCCGATTCATTTCGAGCAAAATTCCAAACATTTGAAGTTGATGACCATCCTGTTGGGGATACCGAAGAAAAGTGTTGGTCAACAAGATATGTTTGCCCATAAACTACTACAGGCAAACATAACATTAATATGAATACTATTAGTTTCATTTTTCATTTAATAAAAATTTATTGGAGATTGCTTTGAAACTGATTTTTCTGTCGTGTGAACGAATAACAACCCCCTCTCTATCGAACTTTTCATTCAATACTGATTTACTATCAGCGTATGATAATAACTCATCAATTGTATTAGGTAATGTGAAATCTAAATCTAAAATTGGGACTGTTTTCACTTCAAGGACTTTAACCAATTCGATTAACTCACTCAAGGATAAATAGTCGTATTTGTCAATATCGAAACCATTGAAGATTCTTACTGTTTGACCAATACGTTTGTATGGGTTACCTTGGATACCTTCACCGATGATTTCACCTTGTACCGCAATGTTTTTTCCCAATCCAACTAATCTGTCTCGTAATCCTGACTCGATAGCAAATTTCCACATAGAGTTGTTTTCATCTTCCAACAAATCTAAGTTACGAGAACATACACCAAACACACCGTCTTTAACGTAGTAAGTCACACTAGAACCATCTAACTTTTCAGTTACATAAAACACTTCGTTTTTATACTCTTCAAACTCTCTTGTCAAGTTTTGAATTCTTTCCTCATCAGTTTTCTTTAAAAAAGATGGGAAATTACCCTTAACTAAACCAGCCAATTGTGCTGGAACAGGAGGTTCGTATTTCACAATGTTTAACATTTCTGTTACTTCCAAACTTTCAAACCAAACCATATCCATATTAGGTGTGTTTCTTTTGAAAACTTCGTAAGCATCTTTTAATGGTAAAATTAAACCTTGAGATACTTGTCCTCTTAATTTAATAGTTTTTAATCGGAATCCTTCAGTTCCATCCGCCATTTTCTTGTAAGAACTTTTACGTAAAAATTCAAACTCAGGTTCAATTGGTAAAAAAGAGTCAATCTCACAGTAAACAACTAAATCCCCAACTTTGTGGTTAACATCTTTTGCTACCACAACTTTCCATCCACCAACTGTCGCCAATTCAATCATATCCGCACCTTCTATTGGTTGGATGTTGTCAATTTGTCTAATCGTTGCTAATTTTCTTTCCATATGATATTTTATTAAATTCTATAATACTTTGTTTTCTCATATCTCTATATTGAGACATCATAAAATTACTAATTCTATCTGAATTATCACTATGTAATTCAATTATTTTTTGTGTTGATGATATTTCATCTAAACAATCTAATAACTGATATTTTTTGTAATTAAATTTTTTCATACATTATCTTTATCAATTCGTTTAACCATATCTGAACTAGTGTATACTTCTTCACCCGTTTCAAATCTAATCAATAAATCAAGAATCACTAATTTTTCAATCAATGGTTCAAAATGGTTTATATCACAGTTTGTTTGAATAACAATACCAGGGTCTTGAAATAATTTATCAATACCACTACGATGTTTTGAAGTGTTCTTGTCTATATTGTAACTACCATCCCAAACAATAACTCTATCACCAATTTCTTTGACTCTATTGTCTTTATTTTCTTCTTGTATTTTTTTTAGTTCTTCTAACATTTTGATAGACTCTAAAAATAAATCTCTCTTGCTGTAATCTTCCATAATCTTTTATCCTACTACGTTCAACATTTCTTCTGTATGGTGGTCGTGTTCCAAGTGTGAATGAATTGGTTGTTTTGACATTATTGGTAAAATATCGTCAACAATGTGGTAAGGTCTAAACTCAGGGTGTCCATCCATACCAACATCCATTCTTTTCCCTTTCCCTAATTTAATATCGTTAGGTAAGTGACAGTGCCCGTGTAGATGTATTTCACCTTTATTCAATCCATTCCAAGAATCAATTGGATAGTGAAACAATCTAATATTAGTTTTACCCAATACCAATGTGTTATATTGTGAAACACTTGAAAATAACGATTGAATGTTTTCTTTGTTATTCTCAATGTGGTGGTCGTGGTTACCCAAAATTAAGTGTATGTTTTTACATATAATTCTTTCTCTGAATTTTCTAACGAATTCAAAACCACCAAATGACCAATCACCCAAGTGAATTAACACATCATCTTGTTTAACATATTGGTTTATATTATCAACAATCATATCGTTCATTATATCCAACGATTTGAAGTTACGAGTTTCTTTGATTGGAATTGAACCATCAGGTTTTCTCCAATTAGTTGTCCCACGACAAATGTTTGCGTGATTGTAGTGAGTATCTGATGTTATCCAAACATCAGGTAAAATTCCTTTTCTATCTTTTTCAATTTTTATCATACTAATTCTAATTCTTTATACCATTCAGGAACTTCTCGGTTTTTCCATACCGCAAATCCTGATTTGGCTCCTTTATAATAATTTCTATACGAGTCAACAACACTTTCTACTTTATATTCGTCAGGCATTGCCTTTGGTGGTTCTGTAAATCCTTTATCAACTATGTTTGGTTTCTTATCTAAACACCACTCAATAACATCCTGAGACTTATGACGTTTACCATATCTGTATGTGTATTCTTTACATAACTCTAAACCTAACTCACACAAATATAGATAATTAGATAACGACTCTCTCGACCATATCGCACTTGGGTGGTTCTTATGAGATAACCTATATGGTATCTCAGTTTGAGTCTCAATTACGTGATGGACACCACATAAAAGTTGTGCAGTTTCAAGTATCATTTTAACTACGTGCTTATCACAATGATATTCAGCACATTTCTTAACATCGAAATCTAATATAAAAACGTTCATAGGGCTAATATACAAAAAAAAAATTAAACAGTGTGTTCTATTCTAACTCTTACACAAGTTTGGTCCTGACCCTCATTCATTAAAAAGTTATTGATATAACCCATAATGTTTGCTGACCCAATTGGATTTGCTGAGTGAACCACAACTTCAGGAAATTTGATTGGTTTTTGTCTCTTATCAAATCTTGACATATTGATACGGTTTTCATTCGTCAAGTAAAACTCATTTACTAACCATTTAGCTGCGTCGTATCCTGTTTTTTCTTCGATATTATCGTAATCTAATTTGTAATTTTTAGATACGTTATTGAAGTACTCTTGCATTGCAGTGTCACCTAAATCGTGGTCTAAAGAGATTAATCTGATATTAGTTAAACCAACTTTATTAACCAAATTAACAAACTCGTGAAAACTTCTAACAACCAACCAATCTTTATCAACCGGTGTTCTCACATCGTCTAAATATATTCTTACTTTTTCCATACCACAAATATAAAAAAAAAAGAGGGATTAAAAAACCCCTCTTTACTTATTAATTATAAAATTTTATTTTTTCTCTTTTGGTTTTTTACATGCGGGTTTACCGTCCGAACCATTGAATATAACAAATTCTTTAGTCTCTTCACCTTTAGTTAATTTATTGGTGGCTTTAGTACCTGTTGAATTGTAATCGGTACAATCTCTTAATTTATCAAGGTCTTTTTGTTTGATTTTTGTTGGTGGTGGGGTTGTATTTGTTGCCGGAGGTGGTGGGGTTGTAGTAGCACCTGTCGTAGGTGGGGTTGTAGTAGCACCTGTCGTAGGTGTTGTTTGTTCACTAATAACCACACCGGGTTTATAACCGAACAAATATTTGATTTTATCAATTTCTTCGTTAATCATATTAATAAATATCTAGTAATTAACAATATGAACTATTAATCCTAATTTATTAGCATTCTCAATCATATTTTTAGTACCACTACTTTTACCGTCCCAAAACGCAATCAACATTTCACCATAATCGGCCATTTGTTTATTCCTAATATGACCTGCCTTTCTACCGTGAGTTTTCCAATCCGCAGGAAATAACTTAACATCATAACCTCGTTCTTTAGCGTATCTCTCACCTAAAGTATCAGCACCTTTAGCACAACCACTAACTATTTCAGTTAAATTAGATTCAATTATCTCATCACATTTTTCTTTAAGTAGTGAGTAATTATCAAAATCTCTACCACCCGCAATTATTACTTTCATTAGTTTTTTAAATTTTTGATAACAATAATCTGTGAAACAATAATCAAAATTAAGTTTCCAAATAATAATGGTGGTGTAACCACGAATAACACAATGTTCATATCTTGATATGAATAACCTAATACATAACCGAGATAGTTAATCACATCACAACAATATGTGAATAAATTTAAACCGTATTTTGGTAAGTCAGATAACACTACCATAAAATCCGAGAATGATTGATAAACTTCGTGATGTTTTAAATAATAAGGATTAGGGATAACATTATCATCACCACCACCTAAAATAATTAAACCATAGAATACCCAAAATAAGATTGATAATACGTAAACATTGTTTGCTGATTTCATAGTTTTAAATTTTTATTTGTTCATACAAATATAATGTAAAATTCGAAATCTAAACAATTAATTACGCAAAATCTTGAGGATTTAATTCGATATTAATTTTTGGTTTACTATCCAAACCTGTATCAGGATGTTCTAAATAACCTAAATGTCTTATGGCAACATAATACCCAACATTATTATCGTTTTTAATTTTCATCACTTTTTCAGGATAACTTAACCCTTCCAATTCTTTTGCACTTGTTTTAGCATCAGGAATTTTTTTAAAATCATATATATCCGTAATTACAATCTTATTACCTAAGTTTTTATATGAGAATCTACCTAATGTTGTAGCAACCATAAATTTAGGATTTGAAAATAATGTATTTAACAACATATCAGACGTTTTAACACCTCCAACTCCAAACCATTCCTTTTCAATTCCTCCACCATAATCAACATATTCAGTGGCACCTACTTTAGCGTTTTTATTACGTTTAATAGCATTTTGAACTGTGTCGTACATAATTTTCTTTTGATTATCAGTAAAATCATTAGTTGTTAAATCACGAGCAAAAAATAATTCAGCAACATTTGGGAACATTTTTCTGAAAAAATTAGTAAATCCACTAGCTACACTACTTAAACCTGAAACAACACTACTACCAACATCACTAATTGCCTGTGATATACGTTCCCAAGAATACCAAGGTAGATTTGATTTGTATTTTTTAATAGCATCAATGTATTTTGTTCTGTATTTTAAATAACTAGATTTTGTGATTTCATCAACAATTCCCAACTTTTGTGTTGGAAGAATGGTCCCTTTATACCAACCTTTATAATGTTTATTCATAAACATTTGAAATCCTTTCACGACATTTACCTTATCTTTTTGAGTAAGTTTTTCTATAAGTTTTTGATTAGTACTATCAGTTTTTAATTTTGATTCAATAGCCTTAATTGAGTCGGGATATTTTGAAATATCAATCCATTTATTTCCTTTTTTATTTTTAGCAAACCAAACACCGTTAATTTTTTTATAATCGTAGGCTTTATCAATATTAGTATAGACTTGTTCTTCAAGTAATACCTTATTAACAATTTTATTTAATTGGGATTCATTTAATCGAATAACTTGTTTCATTTTAAAATAGTTTATTAATAAATATTCTTAAATGAAAAAAAAAACATATTGGTTTAGAATTACGTTATCAATACAGGATTCGAACCTGTGAGTCCCCGTGTATAGGTATCATACATACCACATTTCCAGACTTTATGTATGCTCAACCTTAAGCCACTCGGTCAATAAATAAACCCCTCCTGAGATTACGGAGAGTAGATATTCACAGTTTTCCTGATTCAAAACCCAACGCGTCTTACCGCTTAAAAGTCAACCATTACATCGGAGTGAGGATGGTCTTCCACACTTTAACCCAACGACCCCCTTTACAAATCCTAATGAGGTATCAGATATATCATTGTTTAAGTAACGATACCAAATCTACTGAGTTTCTCGAACTCATTGTAGCCCTACAGGGATTCTAACCCCGATAATACCCTTAGAAGGGGTATGTCCTATACAGTTGAACGATAGGGCCAAATTATGGTGGAGACAGTGGGAATCGAACCCACCCCACGGTGATTGCAAATCATCATCGCCAAGCCTTGGTACATTTGCCCCCATAATAAAAAGACAACAGGTAATACTCACATTTATCATTACCCAACTCAACGACCTTTACAGTTGTGAATCTGTTTTAAAGGTTTTCCTCGGTGAAGAGTTTGTTGTCTATTTTGAGCGGGTGGAGGGAATCGAACCCTCGTCTTTAAATTGGAAGTCTAATATAATAATCCACTATACGACACCCGCATTTGGGTAGAATCAGACGCGTTCTGTCTACCGAGACCTCATCGTTAATAAGTTACCTTATCAGAGCGTTCTGAGACACTATTGTGAACCTGGTGGGAGTCGAACCCACAATCCTAAGAACTTCCGCTTAAAGAAAGCGTGTATACCAATTTCACCACAGGTCCTTGAGTGTAGTAGGGCTGCAGTCCCTTGAGGCACCTACACAAGTTTTTCCTCTTTTTTGCGGACCATGAAGGATTCGAACCTTCGACCTATCGGTTAACAGCCGAGTGCTCTACCGCTGAGCTAATAGTCCATTGTGAGGTCCCTAACGGATTCGAACCGTTATCCCTGGGTTACAAAACCAGAATAATAAGCCATTATACTAAGAGACCAATTAAGAGTGTTATTAAAACGTTTTACCTAAGACCGCGAATCTCCATAAAACTCAACTTCACCTAAACATTTAAGAGCTCGTCAACGTTTAGTCAGGTTGCTACGTCATCGGAATTAATAACTACAAATTGTCCTTCATTATTCACTTTCTGTTAGGACTCGAACCTAAATCCCCTGACTCCACGCCAGATGTAATATCCATTATACCACTAGTTACTTTAGATAAGTGACATTTGTTTTTCTCTTTGCTGAATAATAAGGAATTGAACCTTAATCTTGAATCCGTATTACCATCATCCGTGCACCGTACACCATACTCAATCGGATGTTTCGAACCATCCATATAAAGGGTTATAACTCCTTTATTTTGAGCGGTAGAGAGGAATCGAACCTCCGTCCTAACCTTGGCAAGGTTAAATAATAAACCATTATACGACTACCGCAAGTTGTGATTACTCCATTGGGTCTGTTTCATCACATTAACGTGATGAGGCGGCCAAACCTACTAATATCACGAAGAAATTTTATATCGACTTAAAATTTCTCAAAAAATCGTCAGTTTTTATCGGTCAAAACTGAATAAACGGTTTGATGCCTTGTAACCTCATTTTAAAGTGCGTGTTACAATCCTCTCTCAAACAGAACTCTACTGTGTACACTCCCGCGGTCTATGCGAGAATCGAACTCGCGGCACATCCGTGACAGGGATGTATGTTAGCCACTACACCAATAGACCATTTTAAAAAAACAAGTTTTTCGTGACCATTACACATCATAACCAATTTTACTCGGTGATTACATTTTCGTCATTTGGGTAGCTAATCCCAGACTTATAGTAATTCTACCCTCAATAACTTTACTACCGCGAATCAAGTACCGTCTTGGGATTTATAGACAGTGAGGGTTTACTCACCGTCCTCACTTGTTTTATTTAGTAGCGGGAACAGGATTCGAACCTGTGTCTCAGGGTTATGAGCCCAGCGGGGTGACCACTCCCCCATCCCGCGATGTGTATTCCCACGGAGAATCGAACTCCGATTTTATGGATGAAAACCATAGGTCCTAACCGTTAGACGATGGGAACGTTTAATTGTCTTACAAATCTAAGTATTTACTTTTGATTATACAAGACCTTTTTAATTTTTTTTTCTGTAGTTCAGGAGGGATTTGAACCCCCAACCTTGACGATATAAGCGTCCTGCTCTCACCTGTTGAGCTACTGAACCAAAACTATCTCACGTTTTACTCCTAATTTAAACTAACCGCCGCCTCCCGACGACAGTACCGGGTTCGAACCGATATGTAAGACTGTATCCTCGGTGGGATTCGAACCCACAAAACCTTGTTTCTAAGACAAGGACGTATACCTTTCCGTCACGAGGATATTAACTTCTAAACCAATATGTCAAAGAACCTTTTTCTTTTGTCTGACAAATCTAATGCTTTTATTTTGATTTACCAAACGTAGGTAACAAAAAAACCCCTCTCTTTTGGAGAAGGGTTTCATTTAAATTTTATGTTTAATGAATTAACACACCTTCTCCGATACACAAGGATTGTCTCCCTCCGTTCTCGCTGCTAAAAGTATGTTATTCAAATTTTTCATAGTTTTGTTATTCTTTACTTATTAAATATATCAAAGTTTTGAAAAGTGTCAACAATTGGTTTAAATTTTTTTTAAAAAAGTGTAAATGGTGTTAGTACCATAATTAGTTGATGAGGTAAATCCATCTTTAAATAGTTCTTTATTAACCCAAGATTGTTTAAATGATTTCCTTGAGATTACTAAACAATCAGTAGGTATCATATTATAAATTTCCGAATCAATATTATTGGGAAATAATGTGTTATCGGTGTATATAACCGTAGCATCTGAGATATCACAATTTAATATGTTATCATTAATAAATGATATATTTTGATTAGTAATATTATACTTATCCATTAACCCTAATGAAGTTTTATAACGTTCATTACTGTATTCTATACCACAAGATTTTTTAGGGTTATATTTTAACCCAATATGTAAAACAATTTTACCAATACCTGAACCTAAATCGTAAAATACTGTTTTGTCATTAAAGTAATCACTATATTGTTTTACTAAATTTTCAATTGATTCGTAACCTGTTTCACCATAACCATCTGACCCAACTAAATTGATGTCAAAATCAGTTTTATTTAAAACATTATGTGAATTGTAACCATAAATTGTTTGAATAATTGACATAGTTATTTGTTTTTAAGTTGGAGGGGAGGGATTCGAACCCCCGTACTCTTACGAGAACAGATTTACAGTCTGTCGCCTTTAACCACTCGGCCACCCTCCAAGATATATCGTAGATTGTCCTTCACAATTTAACAGCGGGTTTGAACTTAATCAACTCTCCTACGATATTTGCGCACCACCAAGGACTCGAACCCTGACCAAATGGGTTGGAACCATTTATGCTAGCCATTACACCAATGATGCAAATAATGAAACAATATATTTCATTGAGGACAGAGAGGGATTCGAACCCCCGGATAGTGGATTTGCAGTCCACCCCTTTAAACCACTCGTTCATACCGTTACCACTAGGAAACCCAACTTAATATTTTGTAGCCCCTGTAGGACTCGAACCTACACTATCTTGTATGTAAAACAAGTACTTCACCTTTAAGCTAAAGGGCTATTCACTAACTTTCTTGGTAGCGGCACCTTTACACGGCCGATAGTTCTACTTGTGATGGTGACCCCGGTGAGAATCGAACTCACGACCCGTACATTAAAAGTGTACTGCTCTAAACCAACTGAGCTACGAAGTCAAAAATAGAAGGTCACCGATAACACCTTCCGTGGTGGGTTGTTTAACGTCATTTTGTCTAATTACACCTAAGTGTCATAGTCGCAGGGTCCCACTTTACTGACAAACCCGATTCGGTATTAAGTAGTCGGAATGGTAGGGTTCGAACCTACGACCTTTCACGTATCAGGCGAATGCTCTTACCAGCTGAGCTACATTCCGTTAATTTTTGGTCGGGGTGGCAGGTGTCGAACCTGCCGCCTCTTGGTCCCAAACCAAGCGTCTCACCCCAAGACTACACCCCGTTATTTCTTTCTAAACCAATATGTCAAAGACCTTTTCTTTTGTCTAACAAAGATAAGTAATCATTTCCATTCTCACAATACCTTTGTAATATTTTTTTGTACCGAGTATGGGTTTCGAACCCACTTGACCATCCTTATGAGAGATAGTTCTTTTCCTCTAAGCCTCGGTGTTTCTGCGGAAGATGTGGGGCTCGAACCCACGCGTCATATTTCAGACCTATCACGTTAGCAATGTGACCCCTTCACCAACTTGGGTAATCTTCCAAATTACACCGACCTAGCTCGGTATCACACATCGGACACGTAGTCCCCCAAGGACTCGAACCTTGACATTATCGTCCGTAGCGATAGGTGCTATCCATTACACCAAGGAACCAAATAATAAGGTTGGAGACTTATAATCGACCATTATAAGGCTCCAGCCTTATATTCATCAATTATTAGGTTTTAACCTAATATTCACCCATTATTAGGTTATAACCTTATATTGAGTTTTTCTGTAGTGTTTCCAAGTTTTATACATTCTAACTTGATAACTCATTTTGTTTCCGTAGAATGTAATTCCTTCATCCCAATAAATTGGATAAAAGTCATTTATCAATCTATTTCGGTATTCTCTACCATTTTGTGCTTTGTTCAGTTTTGCTCTGTTGATGTTTGTACTCATAGTTGTGGTTTTTAACCTACAACTTGTCAAATTTTTTCTTCATTTTGTTTAATGTAATCTAATGCAATGTGTATCAAACCATTAAGATATTGCCATTTAGGACTTGCGTTCGGATAATGACCGAATATCTCAACTAATTTTTCTTCTTGCCATTTCCTTTCACTTACGATTGGAGATAACCATCGACCATTTTCTAAGTCGGCATTTACAAATGTTTTTTCTGTCTCTGCGATTTCTAAGTTTTAAAAATTAATTGGGAGTATAGTGAGATTCGAACTCACCCTATTAGCACCACAAACTAACGTGCTCGACCACTGACACTATATACTCCATAAAAACCCCACTTCATCAGCTTAATGGACTGACTGCCATATCGGAGGTGGGGGTATCCTGTTAATTCAGGACCTCGTGGGACAGGAGGGAATCGAACCCCCATTGCTTGTTCTTCAGACAAGTGCCTTGACCAACTTGGCAACTGACCCAATTTATTAGTTATTGATGTTGACACGACCTTCGTGAGCCTATAAGACCATCTTTTAACGTGAAATAACTAATTGTTTTATTGTTGTCCCGGCAGGAATCGAACCTGCGATATCCACATTCAAAGTGTGGTGGCTCTGCCAACGTCGCCTACAGGACAATAATGGTTACTTTTGTAACCTTTTAAGAATTTTCTTAACCAATCTAAATTTAGTTTTAGATTTTGGATTAAATCTAAATTTTTCTTTACTTGATTCCATTGAACCTTCTAATACTACTCTACTTTTCATCATCTTATTTTTTTTTGCGGAAGACGAGGGAATCGAACCCCCAAAGCTTTTACACCCAGCCGCTTTCAAGGCGGTGTCCTCGTCCATTCGGGCGCCTTCCGTATTTATCTAAACCAATATGTCAATGAACTTTTCTGTTGTCAAAGTTACAAATTTCATTCTGTAACTTCCAAATTTTTATTTCAAAAAAAAACCCCCGAACTTTTGGTTCAGGGGTCTTATCAAATTGTTATACGTTTATAACTAACTTAATATGTTTTCTGAACCATATGACGTGCTAAACCACATCGGATACGATACGCTACAAACGCGAATCTGTTTCGATGGACTTACTTGTTTAATATGTTGTTCAGTTGTTCTCATTTTTTTATTCTTTTAATATATATCAACAAATTTAGTAAAAGTTCTTCAGTTGTCAACTTTTTTTAAAACTTTTTTTTACAATCGTCACAAAAATTTAATTTTAAGTTATCATTTTCACGAGTTTGTGACATAACACACATTGAATTGTCACAATGGTCAAGACCAAGACAATGACCCATTTCGTGTATTAATACTCGTTCTGTTGTGTTAATAGGATTCTTACCGATTATAATAAGATTACCATTAATTTCCCCAACACCACCAACACGTCTTTCTTCGACCGTTGAATAACACTTGGTGTCAGTTACTAATATTTTATTGGTTTTATTGTCAAAATCAATTAAACACCTTTCAATATTTAAATCACCATTAAAACGTTGTTCAGGTGTTAATTCAAGTGGTTCACCAATTTTAGTTATCATATGACATCTTCTCTCAAGAATGTCTTTAATCGCTAACACTTCTAATTGACTGTAATCCCCCAAACCTTGTATAACAATGGTATCACCATCATTCATACATTTCATATCAAAAACATCTAAATTAGATGATTCGTTTTCACAACTAAATAATGATAGACAAATCAACCCAAACACTAACACTTTTTTCATATCTTATATTTTTTAACGAAGATATAAAATTAATTTGGATTATAACTAATTACTATCACTATTTTTCCACTCTTTCCAATAATCAAAATCTTTGAGGTCTTCCAAAAATTTCTTAGGTACTGAAACATATTCTTCCGAATTATTAATTTCACCCATCATTGCCATAAATGATTGACCATCTAACGAATTACAGAATTTTCTGTGTTCTTCTTCTAACATTTCGTGAAAACTTCCCATATCAGATTTTTTTAACTAAATATGTATGACCTGAATCTGAGTTAGTTTCAAAAATATCTTTCATTTTCTCCGCAGCTTCGTAAGTATCAAATTCCCAAACTTCGTGGTCTGAATTCAAAATAATAACTGGAATTGAGATTCCTTTTTTGTTCTTTACATTTTTAATAATTACAAACATATTTTTTGGTTTTAAAATTTATACGACAAACATAAATATAATTCCTCGTAAAAACAAAATTTGAATTTTAATTTTTTTTGTGTATATTAGTTTTAAAATTATTTACAATGGACAAAGTATTAGTATTAAACGCTGATTACACACCGATTAATGTGACAACAACAATACGAGGTTTTAATTTAGTCACTAAAGGTAAAGCGGAAATATTGAAATCAGGTGAATTACCTATTATGGCCGGGTCAACAACTCTTGTTAGACCTTTGATAATTCGATTATTATCTTATGTTAGATTTAGAGTTCGTACTTTAAAAATAAATAGACATAGAGTCTTTAGACGAGATAATCATAAATGTGCCTATTGTGGTAGTTCTAAAAACTTAACCATTGACCACGTATTACCTAAATCAAGAGGTGGGGGGAATACTTGGAGTAATTTAGTTACTTGTTGTAAAAGTTGTAATCGTGTTAAGGACAATAAAACACCTGATGAGGCTGGTATGAAATTATTAATTAAACCATTCGAACCATCAATTTTTTCTAACGTAATTAACCCTAATATTGAAGAGATTTGGATTGAGTTTCAAAAGACTTTCTATTAAAACAAAAAGGTGTCTCACGACACCCTTTTGTTAGATTTGCTCTCCTTTCTTTTGAATTGTTAAGCCTTTTAGACAAATCTAAAAGATTTTTATTTACTCGGTGTAAATTCTTGTTTAAGTTCAGTACCTAAACTACCAAAAAGTCCACCTAACGCCCCTTTAAGTTTACCTAATGTCGGACATAAAACAGTTGATAACCCATTTTGGATACTATCAACAAATGGAACATCATCAACAACTTCAATTACTGAATTTCTCAATACGTCGTAAAATCCGCCGGTTAGTCCTTTTTTATCTGCAAATTGTTTGATTGCATTTTCACCAATACCTTTTGCTAATTCAGGAACTAAAAATTCACATTTTAAAATGTTACCATTTAAATAATCACCTATTTTAATGTTACCAATAGATGTTGAGATAACTCCACCTAACCAAGTTTTTGAACCACCAGGGACAAATTTGTCAATGATACTTTTCGCTAACTTTTCTTTAAAATAACTTATAATACCTTCACCACCGTAACCTAACGCTCCTGATAACATATCTTTAAGACCATCTTCATTAATTCTTTTTTTACCCGGATTTAATGATTCAAACGCCTCATCAATAGTTCTTATATAATTTTTAAATTCTTTAGTAGTTATTACGCTTTTTTTTTTACTCTCAGATAATACAGTCAATTTCGTTCTTAACACACGTTTTAAATAATTGTCAATAGATTCGTTCATATTAGCTTGATTTTGTGAAGCATTAACTTTATTTAATAAACCGAATGGTGATGAATCACGTTTTAATTTATTAAGTTCGTCCCCAACACCTAAACCGCCTGATAAGAACTTTTTAAAATCACATTGGTACACATACTCAGTAACTTTATCAGTGTCTGCAGAATCAATATATTGTATAATACTTTTATTTTTTCTATATAATTCAGACATAGTAATCAAAGATTTAACCGCAGTTCTACACTTTTGTCTTTCAACATCTTGACCTTCTAAGCTAGATGCAAGAGTTTTGAATTTTTCAAAGGATTTAATTCCACCTATATTTGCTGCAGCTTTTTTATAAACATAAGTTTTATTAATGTCAATACCCATTTCACCTTGAAGTCTAGGTTTTAATTCTTGACCTCCTGGTATAGTTTTTAATACATCAACTAATGGTTGTCTTGTTTTTCTTAATTCAAGATTATCCGGTTCATCAAAAGACCACCCTTTACCTTCCAACCATGTTTTAACTTGTTGAGGAATATTTTGCTGAACTCCACCAATACCTTTTTGTCTATATAAAAAGTATTTGTTTGGTTCTGTAAATATTTTTTTACTTTCGGCATTCAAAGTATTCAAATCAACAGGTACAAATGTGCCGGTTACAATACCTTCTCTAACACCCGTATCTTCAATTCTCATTAAACTTTTGTCTTTAGCAATTAAACCATTAACCGCTGCTGCCATATCGGGACCCATAGGTGCGGTTACTTTCTCAGTAAATGCTTGACATTTTGCTAATCTACCTTTACCGTTTTCTTTTTTCTCGGTGTTATCTAAGTTATATTTAACAAAAGTAAAATCAGGTTTTACAATCATATAACCTTTACCAGGAAATTCTTTTTTTAAGACTTCTTGGCCATTCATAGATACAAAGGATAATCCTTGTGAATCTTCAGGACATAAACTTAAAAATGATTTTAAATCACCTGATGCTGTTACAGTACTTTCTTTTAAAATTATTCTTCTCATATTTTTTTGTTATTTACCAAGTTATTTCATTTGCTCTAACATCCAATTGTTGGAATTCAGGAGCTGGTACTGTTGTTGTTGTGGTTGTACCACCTGTACCACATTTTTCTTTTATTTTATCGTAAACTTCTTTAGTTATTTCAGTACCATAACCACCCGCAGTTAATGCTTGTTGTGTTTTTGAACCAAATTTACCGTCAGCACCAATACCTAAACATTTTTGAACTTCAGAGACCACAGAACTACTACAACCTTTAGTATATGGGAAATCGGTACATTCTTTAAAAGTTGAACCTCCTGTTCCATTTCCTGAACCACCTGTGTTAGTTCCACCTGTGTTAGTTCCACCTGTGTTAGTACCTCCTGTGTCAGTATCATCAATAAATACACCACCTTTATTTAACATATCCTTCAATACATTATAACTAATTCCAATGGCTACTGCCCAAAGAGCGACTTTTTTCCAAGAGATTTTACCATTTTTATTTAAAAACCCTCTTTGTTTCCATCGTTGAAGTGTTTCTTTTGAGATACCACCACTTTTTAATCTACTGTATAAATCAGTGAAGTATTTTTTCTTTTTAGCGAAGAATGAATCTTGTTTAATTAATTGTTTAATTTCTTTTTCCGACTTACCCGATGCTGCGATAATTTCTTCAGTTGCTTTAATACTTATTTTTGGTTTTATTTTAATATCACGACCTTTTTGAAGTGAATCCTTCAACATTTGTTCGACTTCTTTGGCTTCAATTCCAAATTGTTTATAATAATCTTGAGCAATTTTTAATGATTTAGATTCGGCACCCATAACAGCACCATTTGGAAATACTTTCTTAGCAATGTCTAAAAAAGCATCTGATTTACCAATCATACCTTTTAATTTTACTGCGATTTCAGGTGAAGTTTTTGCTAAGTCTTTAGCTATACCAATAACTTCGTGATTTTTTAATAATGAACCATCTTTACCTACTGTCTCAAGAGCTTTTAGTAATTCATCAGCATTCTTAAATCTACTAAATGCAGGTATATCATTTTTAAATTGTGAAAATAAACCTTTCTCACTTGATAAAATGTCTTTAAAAGTTTGGGCAACTGACATTGCAGTTTCCGCCATACCTTCAACAACTAATATTGATTCAATATTTTCAGTTAAAGTTTTATTTGGTTGATAACCACTTAAAAGTTTAAAGTTGGTTATAAATTCATTATTTTTCATATTATACGTTATTTAATTGTTGTAATAAATCGTTATTTATATTATTAGCAAGATTAGGGTTACTAACAATTTTACTGGCGAGTTGAGTTTTCGCTTTGCTAACTTTTTCACCTTGATATTTTTCAAATGTTCCGATACCACCAACTAACGCCGCAGTACCAACACCCGCTCTAGTTCCTTTAGCAAGTTTAGATGTTGAACCAAACACTTTCGCTAAAAAATCAGTCATTTGTTTAATAACATTACCAAGACCATTAAGGATTCCGTCAATAAATTTGGCAGCCGGTTTAAACTTTTTTGATAAAAATTCTGAGGCTTGTTTCAACAAACCGGGAACACTATCTAAACCACTTTTAATTTTTAATAAAAGATTCTTTAACCAAGAATTTTTAGATACTGCAACCGCAACTTGTTCGGCGGTTTCTATACCTTTAACCGCAGTTGTAAGTGGAACTTTAGCTGATTTTGCGGCGGCACCCGCAAATACTAATCCTAAAATATCGACACCTAAAAATAAAAATCTTTGCCATATTGGTAATTTTTCTTCATAATTACCTGTAATAATTTCATAAACATCTAATGCGACAATAATACCCCAAACCACTTTTTGAACACCAATACCAATTTCAGATGCTATTAATATAGCGTCTAAAATCATACCTATTGGGTGGTACATTGCACTTCTGATTTTTCTAAATAAATAAAGAACTCCTTTACCTATAATTGAAAACGCTTCTTTCCATTGTCCTTTTGAAATCTTACTGAAGAAATCACCTGTTCCTTTATATACACTTTTACCAAATTCCTTAAACCCTTCCCAAGTTGACTTACCTGTTTCTACTGCCCAATTTTTAAAACTACTCCATAAACCTTCAGTCATTAACTGTTTAAAGTCATTTTTTATTTCAATTATGTTTTGGATGTTTTCGGTAATTAAAACTTTATCAAAAGACTTGTTAAAATCTTCTTTAATTTGTTTTGGTAAGTTAGAAACGTCAAATGAATGTTTTAGGAATAATTTAAAATTATCGAAGTTTTCCCAAATATTACCTAATTTAGTTTTATTTTCCACATCATAAAGTTCATCAAGAAAAATAACGTATTTCTCATCAGGTGATAACCAATCGGTAAACACAACACTTTCATCAATAGCTTGAGTATTATACATTGATAATATGTTTTGTTTTTCCGATTCTGTTATTAATAATCTACTCATCTGAATTTTTATTAATAAATATTAGAGAAAACAAAAAAATTATAGTAAAGTGTTCGCTTTACCTCGATTTACTTTAACAATGTCAGCCCATTTTGTTAAACCTATTTGATTAGCAGGACCTCTTGTAACACCTGATTCCCATTTAGTCACAGTTGGGTATCCGGGTTTTCCACCACCACCGGCATCAGCTGCGGGTGCGTCTTGTTCTCCTAGTTCATCATAATCAGATTCATCATTAAAAAATGTATGAGAATTTAATATATCTATGATTTTATCAATTTTATTCATATCCGAAGACTTTATTTATAAATATTCGAAAATTTTCATATTTTTGTGTAAACAATAAAATTATGAGACATCTATTAATAATTCCATTATTACTTATTTTAACATCTTGTTATAAACAATACTCACAACCAAAGACATTATCATTAAGTGGTGAGTATATTATAGATAAGATAACCTATTCTAACATTGAAAATTCAAACCCTAACGAACAGGTTTATTATAGTGGGGATATTTTTATAAACCCAAACGAATCATTCCCAATGGATAGTATTGCAATTGGATTTACTAGATGGCATTTAGATTATAGTGTTATTTCCTTCAATCCTAATATATTGCCTAGTGGAACTGTAATATGGGGTGACAGATACGTTTATTCAGTAATTAATCATTATAGTAATTACGATTTAGGTTATATTGATATAACTATGGATAATGGTGGAAGACGTATTTTTAAAATTATTGACGACGGAGTTGAAAGTTTAGTATTAAGAACTACTAATAATTGGGGAGCTTACGGTGGTTCAGGTCCCGCTCAATCCGCAACCATTTATTTAACAAGAATAGGTCCGTGAATTTATTAGTGTTGAACCAACATAATTGTTGTGTCGTTACCAACATTAACATTCTCTACCGTCTTATAGGTGTTATAAGTTACCTTCAACACTTTCTCATCATTTGGGATGGTAACATAACCATCAAAATTTGAGTAGTAAACTTTTTTATCTGTGGTTACTTTAACTGCCGGTAAAGTTTCTTTGGTCTGAACATCTAAAAACCAAATTTTAATCATCAACGCAAATAATACTGTTTTCATACCAATACGTATATTAAATTTTACTCAAATAACCCAAAATTTGATTTGTTAACGTTTTAGTAATATATTTAATAATAAAGTAGCATTATGAAAAAATATCTTATCTCAGTAATGTTTCTTCTAATCAGTTATGTTTTATTAGCACAAGAAGAAATAACAATGGTTGTGTTAAAATATGATAATAACACAATCGAACAAGTTGGTTATTTAGACCAAAACGGTAAAAAGGATTCAGTATGGACTCAATACAATGAATCAGGTAAAATCGTTGGTGAAGGTTCTTATTCTCACGGAGTTAAAAATGGTTATTGGTATTGTTATAATGACAATGGTAGAAAAATATTTGAAGTCCTTTATATCAACGGTGAAAAAAGAAAAGGTAAACAATGGGATGATGAAGGTCATCTAATTGACAAACGAAAATGGTAAAAAAAATAAACCCCCTTAATTGGGGGTTTTTAATTTAAAATAATTCAGGTTTTGGTAGTCTTTTAGGGTTTACCATATAATATTCATTTAAAAAACTGATAACCTCATCCTCATCGACTTCTAAATCACTTTCATAACTTCTAATCATTTCCGCAAAATAATCATCGTCATCAGAATCAAATGGGTCTGTATTATTGTCTTCTAAACCTAAACCAAACGATTCTGCTTCATCTAAATCAATTTGGTCTGTTCTTATGATATCTTCATTATCTGTAATAAGTCTAAACGTCACATCTAATGTTTGACTTGTGTCATTTACATAATATCCTACGAGTTCTTTAATTTCCATAAGTTATTTTATAACATATATATAATAAAATTAATTAAAAGTTAAGAAAATTACTAATTATATTTATTAAAACGTAGGAACATTTCACGAGTTTTATCTAATTGTTCCTGTAAAGGTTCAACTAAATCTGAATCAAAATCACCATCCAAATTTAACACAACTTCTTCATCTTCATGTTCATCTTCAGGAAAATAAAAATCAAAACTACCGTCATAATCTTCATCCTCAAATGGTAATACATCACCTAAATCAAAAAATTCGATATCATCTTCAAAATCAACAGTTCCGTGTTTGACATCATCATCTCTATCAGCAATCATATCTAAAGGAGCTCCCACACTCATATAATTGTCCTCTTCTTCTTGAAATAAACCTGTTGATTTACCATCATGTCTCATTTCATTGATTGACTCGTTAATCCCAAAGTTTTTATACCCACTAACTTCACCTCTACTGTTAACGGTAACACCTTGTTTATCATTTGCCAAGTCTTGAACTGTTATTGGGTATGTATTACCTTGTCCGTATTCAGTAACATAACCATCGTAAATTGTTTTATGTTTATCTAAAATATTTTCACGTTCTTCGTTTGTTACTTTAAAAAAATATTGGTTCATAATTTTTGTTTTCTTATAAATATCGTTTATTGATTAATAATCATCTTCATCATCTTCATACCCGTCTTCGTAGTAATCATCATCCTCAATATCATCATACTCCGGGTAATCTTGTTGTTTAATAGGTAATGTCATATATAATAACAAGAACTGTTGGGCATCCCTCCTCATAAGTCTCTCAACAGATTCAGGTGTGATTTCTTTATTAGTCTCTTCAAGACTCTTCATAGCCCCACGTATCATAATATCTCTAACTTCACCCGCATTATCCAATACATATTGATATGCTTTTTTATTGGACTTATTACTGTATCTTGTTTCGTGTTCAGCTCTTTCCTCACCACAAATTAAAAAATACGAAGCTTGTAACATATTAATAAAACTAGCATCTCTAACGGCAGTTAAATACTTTATCAATTTAGATACCTCGTAATTCTTAAACTTATCTTTACTCTTTTTTAGTATGTCAACAACATGTTTGGAACCCTCGGTTATGGATTTAACTTTATTTTTTAAATTATCAAAATCCTCTTCAAACATCCAAACATCGTGGTCACTTTCAATTTTTTTAATTTCATTCTTATAATTTTCAATATCGGATTCGTCATTTGAACGTTCAATTTTTCTATCTAATTTTTTAAGACCGTCAATATTTGATAATATATTTAATGAACCTGATTTGTCCCATCTAATTGAATAAATTGTTTCGTCAACAAAGTTTATCCCATCTTTTAATACAGTTCCTCTCGATTTTGGAGCAATAGGACTAATTGGGTCAGACATTCTGATTAATACAATTCTATCCCCTTTTTTCAAATCGGGACAAATATTGTTATTTAAATGTCTATCTAATAATCTTGAATGACTCATTTTTTTTTGTTTTAATAATAAATATATATAATAAAGTATTTATTAGTATGAGAACAATAATAATCACTGAACAACAAAGACGTGCAATTTTACGAGAAATGGCCAATGAGGAAATGGACAAAACTATCGGTGAAAATGATAATTTAATGAAACGTATCACTAAACAAGCATCTGACCAAATTAATTTTGACCTATCAATATTGGCGACATTTAGTATGTCTATTGGGGGTCTAATGGGTCCTGTCGAACAGTTCTTATCGGGTGAGTTCCCATCAATGTCTTCAATGGAAAAAAGTCTAATATTGGCAGGTATTGCCTTCCAATACATTATTGATAATAAAAAACCGTTAAAATTATTAATATCAAAAATAAAAGAGAAAGGTTTATATGACGCATATAAAGCCGGTCTTCAGAAAGCCGAATTACTAAAAGATTCTTTCTTGTCTTTTGTTGAAAGTTTGGGTGTTAGTGTAAAAAAAACTTCAAACATAATCGGTTACACATTTTTAATACCTTTAGTACCGTTGTTATACCAAATATCTACAAGTGGTGATTTTAATGAAAATCAAATCTATGAAGTTATTAAAAGATTGTCAGGATTTGTTGCACTTAACGTTGGTGGTATTACTTTAAAAGAACTATTAAGTTTAATTGTTAAACGTTTTAAAAAATAATATTTGACTTTTAAGAAAACGTAGCATATTATTAGTTCTGTTAATAAAATAAATCAAAAATAATTAATTTATGTTTTCAAAAAGAAATCAACCATTGTATGGTAATTTAGAGAATTTTTTCAACGACACTGCGTTGTTTGATAATTTTTATAATGAACTAAAAAAAATCAGTGAACCTGTAGGTGAAACTAAAACTGAAACAGGTTACAACGAAGATGGTTCAAAATGGTATAAAAATACTTATACTACTAAAGATGGAAATTACACACAATCAGTTTATGTAAGTTCTAATTACCCAACTAACGAGTGGCCATCTAACTACAATTATCCAACTAATTGGGATTCACTTTTCCCAACTAAAGATTGGTTAACTAAAAATGAGTGGTCATCATTTTTCCCAACTAACGAGTGGCCAACATACTCACCAAAAAGAAAAACAACAACACCAACAACAAATTCTCCTGTTACTGAGTTAAAAATTTCATTAAACAAAGCGATTAATACTCAAAACTATGAAGAAGCTATCAGATTGAGAGACGAAATCAGAGATTATGAAAAAAACAACTCACAAATCAATGATTTAACAACTTTGTTAAACAAAGCGATTGATACTCAAAATTATGAAGATGCTATCAAGTATAGAGATAAAATTAACAAATTAAAAAACAAATAAGATTTGTTTATTAATAAGAAAGGTCATCAATTGATGACCTTTTTTTATGGTTTATAATTTAGTATTGTATCAATCACAATGTCTTCTTCTTCAGGTTTTAATTTGTGAGTTTTTTTGTGTGTTCTAAACCATTCTCTAACAACATCTTCTAATGGTACATTTCTTAGTTTAGATAAACGTTTAAATCCGTAGTATTGTGCAGGAACTTCGTGTTTTCTTGTATAATACTCTAAAGGACCATCGTCTAAATCAGGATAGTGTAATTCACCTTTATAATTTTGGTCAAGATGTACCATTTCGTGAGTTACTACTTCATTAATTTCACCAATTAAATCATATAATTGACTATTAATTGTTTCAGGGTTATATTCAATAACTATTTCAATAGTATCATCACTGTGTGAATATGCACCATTAACACCAAACCCTCCAATGATATCATTATGTCTTAAAGTTAATTCAACACTAAAAGAAATGTTTTTTCTTGTTAATGTATATTCAAGTTCGTCGTTAACATCTTCCGGTAAATAAAATTCACCTTCATCATTTTGTTTAATTATGTTAACAATGTCTTTAACTACTGTTCTAACGGCTAGTCTATCTATCATACCTTCATTAATTGTGTGGACATCGTGTTGGTTTGTTTTATAGGAACCATCTTTATTTTTTTCCCAAACACCAACAACTCGTTTCACATTATTTTTAACTGTTTTTTGTATTTTCTTATGGTTAAATTCTGTATCAACAAAATCACTAAATGGTGCTAGTGTTTTATTTTCCCATTTTATTAACCCCAATTCTAATGGGCCGGTATATTCACCGGAAGAAATACTTGTACTTGACTCATCAATATTTAACTTAAACTCTTCATAATCCCCTTCAAGTTCTGACAAAGATACTAAAACTTCTTTAGTTATTGTCTCTTTAATATTAAGTGTTCTCAACATTTTTCTAGCCATACCACCTAAACTTCTTTCAATACCTAATTGACGTAATGGTTTTTTAATATCATAAATTTCTTTATCCTCGGTTTGATATTCAGGATGTTCTTTTATGATAAATGACATTATTCTTTTCGCGGTATCATTAAGATTAAAAATCTTGAAGTTTAATAAATAAAAATCTTTCCATTCACCAATGCTAATCAATGGTTTTATCTCACCTGTTAACTCAAGAATATAGTCAAATGAATATATTTCTGACTCATAATGATAAGTTTTTTTTGATAATAAATTATTTATTTTTTTTATGTAAGTTTCGTTGCCCATATTACCATTTTAATATACTTATAAATACCGAAAAGGTATTAAATGTAAACTCTATTTTATTTTTATGGAATTAATTTCTAGTCATCCAATCAAAAAGTCCGATTTAGGATTTCACGGTAATTTATTTGGTGGTTCGTTACTTAAATGGATTGACTCAGCGGCAGCAGGTTACGCAATGCAATTATGTGATACCCCAAGAATGGTTACTGTCTCAATAGATAAGTGTAATTTTGAAAAACCCGCTAAAGAAAATCAATTATTGAAAATCTATGGTTTTCCGTCTAAAATTAAACAAGAACTTGTATTGAAAACTAACATTACGTTTGTTAGAATCGACGATGGGGGTTCTCCAATTCCAATAAGTGAAAGAGTGAAAAATAAAATCAATAAGATTTTTGAAGAAAAAGTTGAATTAGTCTAATACAGTAATTGACACTTTTAAGTTTCCACTTCCTTTAATGACTCTATGATACACACCTTCGGGGATGATAACACTCATCCCTTTTTCTAAATTAAACGGTAATTCATCATCAAATTGTAATTGCCAACCTTCACCTTCAATAACTTCAACTAATCTATCCTCACGGTCTCTATGCCACTTCAATTCGTGATTATCAATACTTTCAGTAAATAACCTAACTTTTTTACCTTCACTTATCGTTTCATCGTATGGAACTTCTTTTTTCTTAGTAAATAAATTAAGTAAGATAACTAATATAGTTCCACCCGGTAAAATAAACAAACTAGCCATACCTAAACGTTTAGCCGTTCTCTTGAATACTTGTTTTAATTCTTTTGAAATTTCTTCACGTTCATCTTTGGTTAAATCTTTTTTCTTAGTAATTAAATGTTTAAACGCTGTTTTAGCATCATCACTAGAATTCTTTAGTTCTTCCTTAAACGTGTCTTTTATCTTATCAGTGTTTTTCTTGATGAAATCTTTAATATCATCCATCTTACTCTCATTGATTTCACTTGGTTCGTTTTTAACAAAATCAACAGTTAAACCGTAACCTTGAATAATACCATCCCGATATTCGTGTCCAAGTAGGTCAGTGCAAATATAATTTAATTCTCTTTCGATTATAGGGTTATCAACTCTTAGGATTTCTTCATTATTTCCATTGTTTATACAGGTTGCATATACACTAAAACTCATTCTATATCCACCAACCCAATTATTGTTTATAACTTCAACATCATCAATATTAATACTAATTTCATTACCAACAACACGTTGTCTTTTAACATATTTATCAACCTCTTCTTGTAATTCTTTTTTGTATTGGTTTGCCTTATATTTTAAAGCATCAAAGTTTTTGGGAATTATTGTATTAATAAACAAATTAGTTTCTAATGTTTTATGTAAACCCATTGTTTTCCATACCTTATGAAATATATGCGTAAAATCGGCAAAAACATTTAATTCAGGAATTTTAACATAAACTTCGTATTTTGAACCTCTATGTGTTTTAACTTTATTAATTAAATCAATCGTCGGATTTGATTCAATTTTAACGCGACTGTCATTATATTGATTATAATTTTTAACAGTTTTTTCTAATATTTTATCAAATAAAAATTTAATTTTTTCTTCCATATTACCAACTACTTGATGATTTTAATCCCAATTTCTTAGCGTATCGTCCAACATTACAAGACCAATATCCTGCCGTTGTTCTATCTTTCTTTTGGTCACACTTATGTCTTGCTCTAAATGATTTTGCTCGACCTTTATTTGCGTTTTTAACTCTTAAATTGGGGTCTCCAAATGTTACCTTTTTAACTGTTCCTTTACCTGTCTTAACATACACCGCAAATTTCTTAGGACCACCCGGTGTTCTGAATGGACTACCTATTTTAACATTCTTACCTCTGTGTAATGCTTCATTAATAGAATCTTCCAATTCTTCGTGTTTAAATACTTTTGAATCAAAATCTCTTTTTTCAATTGGTGAGTATTCAAAAAGGAAACTATCTCTACCAAATGGGTCACGAGCCTCAGTATCCATTTTGTCTAAATCTTTTTTGAAAAAATAAGGTTCACCTCTATTCATAAAAACAAAATAATCAAAATCTAAATCTAAAAATCTTTTGAAATGTGGGACACCTGCAACTACAAAATATCTAACAATTGTTTTAAACAGAATATTATATATATTACCCATTAAGAATAATTTAGTAATACCATCAAATGTTATACTAAAATATCTCATAGACCCCATTTTTTTAATGATTTTTACTACGTGGTCTTTATCTAAATTTAATTTCTCTCTAAGTTCAGTTTCCTCCTCACTTTCTTCCTCATACATCGGTGCGTCTAAGTAAACCTCATCACCACTTTCAAGTAATACTTTTTTACCTAAATCAGATTCAACAATCCAAGAATCTTCTTCATTTAATTGAATTAAATCTCTATTATAAAGAGACCTAACTTCATTAATTAATTTGAAGTATTTCTCTGAATAAATTCTAAATACATTTTCTGATAATGTAATTTCGTTATCTAAATGGTATTGTAAATCCTTTGAAACTTTAACGTTTTCCTTTACACCCATTTTAGTTTTTTTACCCCATTTTTTACCTTTACCCTTAGTTCCACAAGCTGACGGTGTTGGTCTACAAGCCGGATATTTTGACCTGTCTTCCCCATCACTTCTACCACAAGATTTACAAGTTTTTTTACCATTCGAATCCGTTCTACAAGTGTTACAGTCAACCCAACCTTGAGATTTACCTTTCCCACCTTGTCTTGAAAACCATCCGTGTAATCCCGACTCATTTTCTTTACTATAATCTGTTTTTTTGGCTTCATCAAGTGATTCAACCTCCTCTTTCCATATTTTACCTTGACGACATTTAACTACGGCTCCTGAAGCATATGCTGACGGCCAAGTATCATATTTTTGTTTGGCTAATCTCACACATCTATCATCTTTTTTCTTTTTTTTCTTTGACTCAGTTAACACATCAAAAACTATTTTTTTAATATCCATTGTATGTTGTTTTATTAAATAAATATCTATATCTTTGAGTTATGAATGGAAAAGTTTTATATCTATTAAGAGGTTTACCAGGAGCGGGTAAATCAACGTTAGCAAAATCTATCGGAGCGGTTTATTTTGAAGCCGATATGTTCTTTATGGAAGGTAATGAATATAAGTTCAACCCCCTTAAATTAAAGGAGGCTCACGCTTGGTGTCAAAACCAAGTTAGAATATCTATGAAGAACGCAAATGGTGGAATGACACCAACAAGAATCGCAGTCGCTAATACATTCACCCAAGAATGGGAAATGGATGTTTATTATGAATTAGCCAAAGAATTCGGATTCACAGTGTTTTCAATGGTAGTTGAAAATAGACACGGTGGTGTTAATCAACATAACGTTCCTGAAGATAAATTAGAAATAATGAAGAATCGTTTTGAGTTAAAACTGTAAGGTTTTACTTAGAACGCTTTTTGAATAAGAAATATAATCCAAAGAAAAAACCCGAAATACAATACAAAATTAAATTTGCTTTCATTAAACTTCCGGTTAGAGTATAAAGATAATATTGAACCGCATCGAACCCAAAAGGATTGAAGAACATTCCCAAGACAAGACATTTCACTGCCACATTTCCCATAAATATTTGTTTCCAAGTCTTGTTTCCTACTCTCATCATCCATATATTTTAAATTAAAATTTATGCTCATTTTAGCACAACCGATGGTTAATTATAAATATTCAAATATTTATTAAAAGAATAATAAAATATTGACATATGAAAAGAATTATAATAGACGAAAAAGAACTTAGAAAAGTTATTCGAAA